TTAGTTATAAAGCTCTTTTCTTATATTTATAAGAGCAACTTCTGCAATTGAAGGCTCAATTTTTTCAGGCAACAGGCTTAATTGAAATGCACTCTTAATAGTCTTAATAAGAATTTCACTGCGCTCTAATAATTCATTATAACTAAACTGACCTGCCTTAATTGCTAATAATTCATCTCTATTGTCACACCAAACCTTCACTTTACCTTCTTGTGCAATCCCTAATGCAATATAGAGTAATCTAAAGGTATGCATCATATTCTTACTATCATAACTTCTGCCATGATCGATATTTTGTTGGTAACGAACATCATTACGTTGCTCAACCCACTGCCAATATTCATGATATTGCTTGCGATATGTACTATAGCCTTCTTTATTAAAGCTAAGATAACCTTCTAGTTTTGCTGTTTTAGAAATACTACTTAGCAATACATCATTAGCATTTTCTTTTTTTATTATTCCTTGATAAGGCACTTTATCATCATAATAAATTGCATAAGTATCTTGAGCATGAGTAAGTTTTGCTAACCCAACATTCTCTTGTTTCCAACGCCGATTTTCTAACCAAGTATTGATTAATGTTGTTTTTCCATCTTCAATGACATAACAAAAATCAAGAATAGTTTTTAATTTTTTTTCAACCGGATTTACTATTTTTTTGTTTAGTCCCTGAGCTTTCTTAATCTGCCCTTGTGCATAGTGCACAAATGTTTGAACACAAGTTTTAGACAAAAACCATTCTGGTTTTATCAATGACATTAAAGGATGTCGATAAATAACCATCTGTTCGGGTGAATTAAGTAACTCTAAAATATTAGGATTAGATGCACACAATAGTTCTATAAATCGTCCAAGTTCATAATAGACTATATCATTGGTTTCATTACTTACTTGTGGTGTGTATTCCAACCCATAAAAAAGATCTTTAGGGAGATAAAAGACACCTTTAATATCTGTATCTGATGTTTCCGTTGCAAGATTATGTGAACGACTTCCAGCAATACTTTCAAATAAAAGGTAAGGTTTTATATCTTCAATAGTCAGTTTCATCTAATTTTTTCCTAAACCAATTATTTAAAATATTATTATCGGGTACTGTTCTCTTGGTTAATTGAACATTTGTCTCTTGCCATAAAAAGATCACCAGATGTTGCATTGCATCTGTTGGAACCCAAGTAAAATGTTCATCTTTATCTGATTTAAATTCTACTAGTTCTTTGATGGCTTTCTGTTCTTCGATAGTTAAAATTTTTATCAGCTTATCCAATTCCATAGGCGGAATGCTACTCGTTTTCACTGTCCAATAAGCGGATAAAAGAGAGCGTAACATATAGAACCATTTTTTTAATTTTATTGGCTCTGCACTAATCTCATTTTTAGCGTTATTTTCAGGAGAATATCCACTCACAACTTTAGCAATTCCTCTGTAATGATGAACAATCACTTTTGGTTGATAATAGAGTTCTGCAAGCTCAAATAACTCTTTTTGAACATTAGGATATTGTTGATAAATTATTGGCGATTGGAGCCACTCTAATAATATACAATTCGATTTGCGTAATAAGTGTAGAGCTTTGGTAATATCCCAAGCGCCTACATCAAACCAACTATTTTCTATCCATTCGAAGGTTTCTTTAGGTTTATCAATAGAAAGATAAGCATTGCGAGGTCGTATAAAAATACCTCGCACATCATAATCACTATCTGTTGAGGCAAATCCCCAAGCTCGACTACCACTTTCAGCAACATAGAGTAGTTTGACTTGATACTCTTGCTCTATCTGCGGGAGTTTTTTTAAAATCTCATTATGCATGATGTCCTTATCTCCTATTTTATTAATTTACAACATCATGTAGATGCTCTTGTTTATAATTCGAGTATTAAACAATAATAACGAAGTTAAAAAAAAGTGATCAATTCAATGTAATTAATAATGGATTTTTCTATGAATAACAATAAATTTAAAAGCATTGCTGAAATCAGAAAAAATAATCTAATTTATATCATTGAACGTTACTATAGCGGCAAACAAAAATTACTTGCTGATGCGTTAGGTGTAGCCCCAAGTATGATCTCCCGTTACCTATCACTAAAAAACTTAAAAAGTCATCGCGAACTTACCGCTCACATGTCACGAAAAATTGAATATGTGACTAAAATTAGTAAATATTGGATGGACATAGACCATTTGAAAGAGGGTCATGCGGAGTCAGAAAAAGAAGAATACATTCTGACCGAGATTGGACAAATACTTTCAGATAACATCACAACATTTATGTTAAACGATGGAATAAAATCAAGAGTTAAACTCTCTGTTGATTCGGGTCTTGCACAATCAACGGTTAACCGCATTATTAATTGTGAAGCCAGTGCCACCGCTGAAAGCATTGATGCTATTGCTAAGGCAATGGGGCGTCAGGCTTACGAATTATTAATCCCTAAGAATGATAAAGGCGCTATTTATTACGATAGAAAAGCCTATTCTAAATTACCTTTAAGTGAACAAATATCAATTCAAAACTTTATTGAATTTATTATTTATAAAAATAATCCTACAACTAGTGAATAGATATATACAAAAAAGCCACCAGTAACATACTGATGGCTCTTGGTTTTTTAACCTTTATCAACGATTACTGATAAACGGTATTTTATTCCCACTCAATTATATTCTAGTGCTTTAACCTACTGATAAATATAAATTATATTTAAATTAGATATCAATAACACCGTCACCGATACCGTCATTATAAAATCTGTCTACTTTTTCATCGGTAAGAATTGAGGAGTTTTTCCTTTGCTTCCAGCTCTGAAATACAAAGGTTGAGTGTTCTGGTATTTTCATCTGCACGCTGAGCTTCACGCCCATATCGTTCAAGTGTTTCTCGTAGTTGTCGAGAAAGTTCACTGGCTTTGGCTTTCTCAATTCGGCAGGTATTGGTGTTATCGGTACTTGCAACTTCTGTTTTCGTGGTACCGGTTGAGAGCTGCACCCTGTCAAAGTGATTAAGAACACGATCAAGCAAAGCATCTGTGCGTATCGTATCATGCTGTTGTGCGTCATGATATATCTCCAACCTATTCTGCTGTTCATTGTCTGCTTGTTTACGCAGAACAATATTTGTGGCCACGTCCTTTTCATCTAATTGATTACCTGCAATCTGTTTATTCATTGCTCGGTTATCAAAATAAATACCGCCAGCAACAAAGCCAGCGGTAAAGGAAACAGCCAAAGCAATTAACGCTATGACAGTTTTATTCATTAACGAACCCCATTGTGCTCTAATGAAAAATGATTACCGTCAGGACGAGTTTTAAAACGCCCGCCCCAACTTCCCCCCAATGATTCCCAATATTCACCAAGTTCTTTATAGTCGCTGGTGGCTGTAAGGTATTTTCCGTTAGCATCAAATAGGTTGAAATCAACTGCTAAACGTTGAGTATGTAGACTGTTGCTAATACCCGATCCTTTCTTTGCATTAAGCTGTGCTTGTTCTGGTGTTCGATAAGCTTCGCCAAACGTCAATTTATATCCCTTCTGCTGAGCAAAGGTGATCAGCTTTGCAACCATACCTGTAAACGTATTTTGTTTATCGACTAATGACATATTCACCCCTTTATAAACTTGATGACATTGCCTTTACTGACTAGCAACGTTGTGCAGATCAGAATATTGGCAAAGATGTTGTAGATATCAGCGTGATAATTAGGATCGAAGTAAGCGCGAATAGGTACGCTTGAAGAGTAAGCAAGAATGAGGAAAGCTAACCATCCACCTTTTTTACAGTGTTGTCTGCCGTCACGTTTAAAATAGAACACACGTAGAAATATGACAGTACAGATGATGGCATTAACAATAGTGAGCAATGTTTCGCATTTCATTGTTGCCCTCCTTGTTTCGGTATATCAGCCCTTCCGTATGCTTTTACGCTTAACTTAACCACGAGCAAGGCGGAAACAAAAGCACCTACGGCATCGATATGTTCGATTTCGTATTGCTCAGGTTTTACACCGAAAAGGCCAGTAACAGAAATAAAGATAGTTGCTGCAGGGCTAAAGAATATAAGACCACAAACGAAGCTTAGAAAAGCTAATACCGATCTACGTTTAAAGCTATATTCAGTAGCAGCAGTGGTAAAGAAGATGGCTCCCAACAGTGAACCCATAACAACTTCTGCTGGAAGCCCTGCGAAGTAACCAAGAAAAGCAGTTGTGCCGATCCCAGCTTTTGTGTAGACATCTTCTTGCATGAGTGTAGTACCAGTGATTAATGAATAATCATGATACTACACAACCAAAAGATAACCAAAAAACCAAATAAACACCCAAACAGACCTTAAGCAATATAATTAGATCTTTATATATTATAATCATACAATATGCGACACATTATAAGTATTTATCATAAATATTAATCGTATGGAATGCCAATAAATGAATGGTGAAATAAAAACAATACAATACCTAAGAGGAATAGCTGCATTAGCTGTTGTCCTTTTTCACTATAGGTTTACTCTAAATGAATTCAATCAATTTGACATAAAAAATCTAGGAAATATTCTATTTTCATCAGGTTCATTTGGTGTTGATCTATTTTTTATGATAAGTGGTTTTGTTATTACTCTTTCTACAAAAAAAGATTATGGAAGAAGAAAAAATCTGATTAAATTCTCCTTAAAAAGATTTTTTAGAATATATCCATTATTAATAGTATGTGTTCTTATAGCATCATATATTTACAATAGTGATATAAAATCAATTATAAAATCTCTCATTCCAATACATTTGCAATATAATTACAATGCTCCATTTTTTGGATTAAATGTATTAATGGTTGCATGGACGCTAACATTTGAGTTGTTTTTTTATTTATTGTTCATGTTATCAATTATTGTAAATCATAAATATCGTGGTGTTGTATGTTGTCTATTAATAGTTTCACTTTTTTCTTTAGTAAGAATTGTATACACAGGTGAAATATCATTAATAGCTTATAAAACAATAGAATTTGATTACCCAACAATAATAACAGCACCATTATCATTAATATCATCCCCCATGATATTAGAATTCTGCTTGGGAATTATTTCTTTTTACATATATGAATATATAAAAAATCTAAAAACAATAAATATATCTTTTTTAAAGCCAATTTTTATATGTTGTATTTTTTATCTATTCATTTTATGTTTCTCAAAAAATGAATTTACAGGGCATGGAATAATGAGATGGGGTGGAATTTGTTTCCTTCTTTTAACTCTTTGTGTTATCTATGAGTTATTATTTGGGGTTGGTAATTTTAAATCACTAAACTTTCTAGGTGATATATCTTACTCACTTTATATGACACATCAACTTTCAGCAATATTACTTGCGTCATTATCTGCTTATTTATATCTAACTGGATTTCCAAAATTTATAAATGCTACACTAGGAGCTATAGCAATAGCATCTATCTCATACATTATTATAGAAAAACCTTTTATTAGAATTAGCAAAAAGTACACTAGCAATTAAATTGAGGGGCTTAGCCCCTCTTTTTATCATGCATCATACTTTGTTATTTCGAATGTACACGAACCCTGAATACCTTTACTATTGTTAACAAATTTCAGTAATTTTAAGTTTGTATCGTACGATAATTTTACATTCGTTTCAGCTACTGCACTAATATCGTTATATTCAAAACCTTTAGTATTAGCAAACACTCCCATCATGATTGGTGGATTCAAGCCATAGCACCACAATTTTCCATCTGAAGTTATACTATGAACTCCCATACCTATTTCGGTGTTATCCGTTTTTCCTATTGATGCTTTTATAGTGATTCCACTACCATTTATACGATACGAAGCAATATTCCAATTCTGTGATGTATTAATGTTTATCCATTCATCAGACAAATTGAGTGGCATCCAGTAATCATGATGCAATATCGCATCTTTCTTAGATGTGCAAGATAAGCCTAGATATTTAGCGATCATCTCTGCGATCCACTGCTGGCCGTTTCTGTTTGGATGTGCACCATCGTAGAACATACGCAGGTTATTCATGCGCTCCACATCTGTAGATAACCTCCCTTTAATAAGTAAATCGGGAAATGGTATATAGACACCTTTGGTTTCTCTAGCAGCACGACGCAACTCTCGTCGAGTAAATCGCCAAGGCTCTAATGACCACGTGAAGTCAACTACAATCAAAGGAGTGTTATAAACATTACAGTATTCAATCAACCAATCTATGCGTTGAGAGAACTCTATACGTTTAGGTATATTGCCCTCACCACTATAACTAATGTTCTTATCATTGAAACCAAGAGCAAGAATAAGACCACTTGCATTCTTTGCAACATCGGCTATCACATCTTGACTGACACTCATTAGTGTACGACCCGGTGTTGCGAATTGATTTAATGAACCACCACGTGTATGTGTTGATGTAAATGTGACAACATTATCAACACCGATCCCAGAAACACCAATAGGGTTTGATGTTTTATCTATTTTCTTGATTGTAAGGATCATGTTTCCCTGTTTGTTAGATAATATTCTGCGCTTTAGTACTAGATTTTTTACTACATTAGATGAAGTGTTAATTTCGTGCCACAATTCACCGTTGACTAATACCTGCATAATTCCGCCATTTGGCTGAGTACAATAAAATAATTGAATCTCATCAAACGTGGATGGAATGGAATAAACTAACTCAGCATTTAGTTCTTTTGTTTGATAGCAGGATCCACTGTATGTATTTGACGCGTATAGACCATCGTCCATTACTTCCCACAAACCAACCTTACTAACTAGTTTGAAAACATCCCAATCATCGCCGTAGCCCAATGGCAATGGAATAAAACCTTTATAGCTGTTAGTGCCATTATCTGCCGCAAACATGCGTGCAAATAAACTTGTCCACGAATGATAAAATAGACCTCCACCGTATGTTTTTGCTTCTCTTCCCGCTCCATCATAGCTAGAAAAATAACCATAGGTTATAGAATCACCAAGCACATTTAATGGGGCTAATTGATTCCATGGTGAGTTATTTCTTTTTTCATATCCTTTGATAGTTGCTATATTCTCTAGCCCAATATACGAGTCTGTTGAGTCATCTAAAATACGAAGCCAATATTTACCAGTAACTACATTTTTGAATCTATCAATACTATTTGGTGTGTTATATTCTTGGTGCGGATCAATAATAAAAATACCAGATCCAGTGTCACCAAACTCTTTCCAGCCCATCACACGAATTTGATTTTCTTCTCCATCAAATATTAATGCTTCTTTTTGGGTATTAAACACAGTTAGTTTATTGTTTTTTAAAATATCATCTATTTTTTCTTGTACAGTATGCCCGTCAATAGTGTTAATTAAGTTGGCACCTGTAGGTTTTGCCAATTCAATTAATACATCAGAGGCAGAGCCGCTCTCAGGTAAAATAGTAATTGGCTGACCATTATCATCAAATGCTAAAATCTTATTTGATCTTTGTTTTGTATCAGGAATTGTATTTATTGTTTTATCCCGTACTCGTAAAGTCTTTCCATAAGAATCACTCACAATATCATCTACATATTTTTTATTTGTGGCATCACCTTCTTTTTTAGGATCCCCTAAATTTTCAATCCTGTCTTTTTTAGCATCATAATAGTTTGATAGATAAGTAGGCTTACGCAGACATAATGATAAAAACCCCAATGTTTTTTGAATTAACATTGTTAGATAATCAAAAGCATCTTCATGTACTTCAGCAAAGAATTTCCCCTGATTACGTAAGTCAGTTTCTTGTACAACGGGTAAATCACGTTCTAATAATATCTTCCAGCCTTGAGCTAAAGGTTTATTTAAAACCACCTTACCACCATGATAAGAACCTGCACCAACAATAGTGTAATCGGTGCCATTCTTTAATGTAGTTTCATTACCATCGTTGTCAGCAACGACAACAATCAAGTGTCTGCTTTCAAAGATACGGAATCGAAAATCAAAATCCGTTGTTACGCCATTGCCTACATACTCTTCATGGCTTAGTTCAGTAGATACAGTCATTGCCCATCTCCTCTGGTGTTAATGAGGATATGATACGTTTAACTATAAAATATATCCATATTTGCAATAATGGTTATCAAATAGATAATTAAATTAACCATTTGGATGAACATTTTAATGCATTTACATTATTATAGTTTACGTAATTATTTTCATTAGTGAGGACTTTAGCCATGGAAAAGAAGTATAAATACCCTGCACCAGCTAACTATCCAGATGTAGTGAATACCGATAAAGGGATTGAAAAGTTAATTACAAAATCAAACCTTGAAGCACTTTTAACAAAGATGGGAGAAGATGGTCATGATGTATCAGCTCCGCTTGTAGAACTGATAGCAATGAGAAACTTTATAGTTCAAAAGATGAGAGGCAATAAAAATATAATACCGTTGGTGGAATGTATTTTAAATGAATTGAAAAAATGAGATATGCACCGCTTATGCGGTGCTATTTGTTACTTCATCTGCTCCTCAACCTGATTCAATAATGGTGACAAACAAAACAAGTTTTGGAAAGGTAATAGTTTGAGTAAAAATGGGTTAACATTGTGGTGTAAAAACTACATGGGTCAATCTAAATGAAAACAAAAAAATTTTTAATTTACTCACTTGTATTTGCATTAGGCGCAATTAGCTACCCACTTGTAAACATGGGCTGGGAACAGATAAACAAGGATGAAAGCATCTTTCTAACTGATTCAAATGCTAATTTCTTTAAGGAATATGTAATACCACTTCCAGAAGATGAAAAACCGAATAGCAATTACGATGTTTTCATCGCTTATAGTGATGATTCTAAAATAGAATTAAATATTAAACTAAAAATGTTTACTCATGATGAAACAACTAATTTTTTAGAGTTTATCGCTAACAAACCTTCCTTAATGAAGGATTCATTACGTGAAATGTATTGTAAAAAACTAAATGGTGAACCTCTATTTCCAGACTCAACACTGTATCCATTCATAACCGCAAGAGAGAAAAATAAAAATATAATACTTAATTATTATGATAAATCAGGTGAAACGCTTATTTTTGGATTTGGTATATCCCCATTAAATTGTATATAAAAGCCGATACATATCGGCTTTCTAATAAATTTATTTCAGATTTTCTTCAACTTTATTAAGTATCGGAGCAAAGTAAGGCAGATTCTGCCCTGGTATTATTTGTCTTGCTGCTCTGATCGGGCCATCATCAAAGTTACCACTTAGAATGCCACTCGATATCTCACGTAAGTTTTCTAATGTACCAAATGTAGGGCCAGCAATCGAACTCAATACGCCTCTACTAGCATAGCGTGATTGCGTTCCTGTTCCTATCATAGGACCTAATCCAACCGTTCCTTCACTGGCTTTCTCTAATATGTTATTAAATTCCATTAATGGACCTAATATACCTGAGCGATCAACACCCTCAATAATAAGTTTCTCGGGTGACCAATCGATATCCCTGCCAGCTAATGTATTTTTAATCGCATAAGTTAATGAACCTAGCATAATTTGCAGAGCCATTCCGTAATAAAAATGAGCATCTCCAGCCTGTATTCCGCTTATTGTTGCACGATTAAATGAGCCAAAAATAAACGATTTAAATTGGAATATATGTTTTCCAAACAGACCACTAGACCATAATGGAGTATCACCAATACCAGGAGTTATAACTGTATTATTAACGTCTTTCATGACGGCAGATTCAAAAGCACCGCGAACAACAGGATCATCCCATTTACTGCTATTACCTATACGCAGTCCATCAACTGTTTCACCATGTTTAGCAAATTGTTGTTGAATACGGCCCAGCATGCCTTCATCAATACCTAGCTTGGCTAGCCTAGCATTAGAAGCCTGAGACCCTAGAATAATATCCGCAGTATTTATACCATTTATTGTCTTATGGAAAGAGTTCCATTGATTCATTAGAGTCAAATTTCCAAATTTACCAGTCATATAATCTAAACCAGACTCTAAGGCACTACGTTGAGCATATCCATCTGTCAAATCAGCTATTGCTCGACTACGGTCTGATAAGTATACATCTAGACCAACGCCCATTTTTCTTAGCTCTTCCTTACCAGCTTTCCACACATCACTACGAGATAACCATTTACCATAAACGTTAAATGTTTTACTAAAGCCATTGACCATAACGGCACGAGCAACATCAGGGATTGCTGAAACAGTCATTCCACCAAGCATAGTTAAGAAGTTGAGATTACGCAGAACATTACCAGCTCGAATAAATGCATTTGAAGGGTTATCAGGACGTTTATAGACACCTAAAGCCCTATCTCTCATCGCCATGATGTCTTCTACATCACGTAGCTTCAACTTACTTAAGCGTCTAATTTCACCTGATTTTTCTAGCGCTTGAATAGCTTCTTTTTGTGCTGCATCAAGCTCTTGATTAATAAATTTAAAATACTCCTTTTCTGACATGTTATTTTTCTTATCAGCATATTTAGTTTCAAGTTCTTTTCTTAGTACCGAAGGATTGCCTTTCATGAGTTCGTCATATTCATCCTCGATGCTGCGTATTGTTCGCTCCATCGAAGATTCACCAAAAGCACGCGTTAACTCAACATTAGGAGCTGCATCTCGTATATGATGTTGCAAAACATAGCGGACATCATTCTCCAAAAATTCTTCAATTAATTCATCAGGTATCGCTAAAGTTCGAGATTTAGTTGAGCCAGGTAGCTTAACTGAAAAAGCATTGGCATAGTCTTGTGGTCTCATGGCTCCAGTAATTTTGTTAATTACTTCATCAGCAGCAACTTCCAAGTCTTCCAAAACTGCCTTTTCGCTTCTTGACCAGTAGTCCGTTAATATTTTTTTAAATTCGCTTCGTCTAGAAAGTATTTCACCTACACGATACAAGCGAGGAAAGTAGCTCATGCCACCTACAAGCTTTAAATCACTTGGTAAAAGACCCACAGCTTGTAATTCAGCCCTCACATTATCTAAAGCCGGTCGCAGTGCACGAGCTGTTTCCTGAACAACAGGGTTTGCACTTGTATCATTTCTACGCATTGCTTTTGTCACTTCAACAGCAAAATTAAAACGTCTGCCTGTTCCACCAGCAGCACGATATTTAGCATAGCCACTATTGGTAGTTATAATGACTGCAGCTTCATTACGTGACCACATTCTAATTTTAGTTTCAACAGCTGTAGGTGTCGCAATTCCTTCAAGATTCTTTGCTGTTGTGAAATTATTTTCAGCTAATAACTGAGCTGTTCTACGAGAGGTAACGGCTGGTGAATCCATTAAACGCCCGATCGGTGTCATTTTCATGACAGAATTAGCCCAATTCGGTCCTTTCATTGCTTCTTGAGCTAATGTTGTTTCTGCTACCCTTTGAGCGCCAACACTACCACCAGAGAGCGATTGAGCCAATGAGTTACTAATTTCATTAGTAGCTCTCTTTTTTACCTCTGCGCTTATCAAGTGACCAGCACTACCAACCATACCGCCCAAAATAGCACCTGCAGTTGTATGTATTACGCTTTCTTCAAATGTTCTAGTGTATTGTTGCTGATGTAATATAAACTCACTAGCTGCAGTGCTTAGACCAACCGTTGCTGCGGTAGTAGATGCTTTTGCAATAAGCCCTCCTTGCGCACCTGGAATCAACAGGCTTCCTAGTGTTATAGGATCCAATAACCCCGCAGTGAAAGAAGCTAGAGTACCTTGCCAACCTGATTCAGCTAAATGCTGTCTATCCTGATTTTCATTATCTATTTGTTGTTTTATCCATGCGGTTTCTTGAGGAGAACGTGAGTCTGCGAATTTTGTAGCCCACATTCTGTAACCATCTAACTCATTAGGATCATTGTAAGGGTTATAATCATCCTCTCTTTCAAAATCAGGCGCAGGATTAAATAACCCTGAAAGTATATTATACTGCCTAAATGCAGCGCCCATCACTGACGGGCCTTCTTCTTGAGGTTTTGGGTTAATTCCAACTTCATACGGCGTATCCCAGCCTTTAGTATATGGAAGCGTAAAGTTATTAGCAGGTCCTTCTGTTTCTGGATAAATTGGCATTATTCATTACCTCCCCAAGAAAAATAGCTACTTAATTGCTCTTTCTGCCTTTCAATACGTTGTTCATGAGCTTGTTCATACTGCTTATCAAACTCATCATGACGATCATAGAATGCTCTCCTTGCTTGACCTTTAGCATCTTGCTTAATTTCATATTCAGCGGCTTCTGCAAGTAAATCTTGATATGGCTTATAACTCTCTAATTCAGGCTTATATCTTATTTTAGAACCTGATTCATCATGATAAGGCTGTAAAGTTGGTATTCCATTCTTATCTTCTTTGGAAATAAATATGGCGTAATCACCATTCCTAGGTGTGAGATGATCGACAACTAAGATAATTTCACCATCAACTATGGGTTTAGGTTTATTCTCTGAAGTATCAATTCCTCCTGTTGTGTTATTTACTCTGAATCCTATATCTTGATTGCTTTTACGCTCTTCACCATATTTTAATTTCCATTTCTCCTCTTCCCATTGTTTTGCTTGCCATCCATCAGGCCCTCCTTTATATAATGCTTCTGGGGCATATTTCATTAATTCTGCTTTGCCGTTTATTTCAGTGATAGACCATTTTCTTGATATTTGCTGATCGGTCATCTTTTTGGCGATTTCATCATTACCACCAGCAATTCGATAATTAAGGTCATATAAAGATTCATAATCATTTCTAAATAAGGCTGCTTCATTAGTCTTATCAGTAGCAGATGGATCAATACGAAAAATCTGCCCTAGATCACTCACAAAGCCTTTTGCTGACATCAATCGATTATTTTTATAATCAGTAGAAGATTGATCTTTTGATAACTGCTCTTTTACATCATCTGTTTGTTTATATGTTAAGTTATAAGCATGTTCTACAGATTTTGTATCATCTACACCTACGCTTCTAAGTTGATTTACTTGTAAATAAAATGCCTGCTTTTCTTTTGACATACCTGTTATTGCTGTTGGGTTTGTTTCATATAACCGACTAACAAAGTCAGCGACAGGCAACACTGTTTTTGCATCTTGGGTAACAGCGGCAGCGTTAAGATGGGATAATAATTGCGTAGGAATAATCCCTGTATTTCCAACTAGCTTAAGAACACCTGTTACCTGTTCTTCATTGCTTAAATTAAGGTTAGCAAAATGAGATGCATAATAACTATCGGTGGCTGCTTTATTACTTTTGCTACTTGGATCAAGTGGAATGCCATAATTAATTGCATTTGAAACCATTTGAGCACCTTGATTAGCCTCCCATGCTTTATCAAACTCATTGAACTTAATACGCATCTTTTCATATCTCTGCTGTTGAGCAGCAAAGTTAGGAGCGTTAGGGTCTTTAGGTCTATTCTGTTCTAAAATATCAGAGCGGCTATCAGGGCTAACCTCTCTTGCTGCAGCAATTATGCTTCCATATTTCAATTGTTCTTGCACTTCCGCATAGGCTTTAAGACCCTTATATTCCCCATACGCTCTGGTATAAGCAGCTTCACTAGGAACATTTGTAGGCTGCAACCCTTCATCTGTAGCAGCATAAATATTTTTATTAATTAAAGATATTTCATCAGAATACTGCTTTCTTCTTTCACTTTGCGCAGCTTCACCTTGTTTTCTGATTTGGTATTGCTGCATAGGTGTTAGTAGATTCCACCATGGGCTATTAGTATTAGTAATTTGCCTACTTTGCGTTTGGTATTGTGACGCCTCTGGTTGTGGTAACCTAGTAAACCCTAGTGCAGCTTGAAGACCTGTGTTTACTTGATCGTCTGTAACACTATGCTTTCCTTCCATTTGCATAATAGCTGTTGTGATATTCTTCAACGTTTCGATATTGCTAACATCAATCGGTATATTCGGATCAACACCTAATTTATCTGAGACGAAAGCAATATATTTATCTGTTTTATTGCCATCTTTTTCTGGCGCATAACGGCTAATTATCTGGTTTATCGTAACAATACCGTTATTGCGATAAGTAAGTAGATTTTTACCTAAAGCACGTACACCATGCTCTGGTGTGGCAAAACGAACAAATTCACCATCATCTCCTATTTGCCCTTCCCATTTGTTATCAGAAACTCTGATATTACCCGGATTATTATTTCTTCCATTTCTATCATCAGGATCAGAAGAACTATTTGATGTATTACTTGGAACACGAATAACACCACCAATATCTGATGGTTCACCTATTACATTAAATGTTCCCATAGCATCAGTTGCCATTGCATTCTGTGCAGCAGTCCAAGCAACTTGATTGTTAAAATTATCTACTTTTGCTGAAATTTCTTCCTCGCTAATACCACGAGCACGATTGAATTCAACAATACTATGTTGCCCCAATGTCATAAAACTAATAAAAGCTTGAGGATTATTGAAACTATCAGAAGCATTTTTTGCATAGCCAGCGACAATCCCATCATTCCGACTAGTTTCAAATGATTGAACTTCTTTTAATTCATAAGATTTAGTCTGATTAGCATACTGTCTTTTAATCACATTAAATTGTTTAAGAAAATCTTCTTGTGAACCTTCAGGCAATTGTGACATTAACTCTTGCCCTTTTGATTCTATATTGAAAATTATTTCATCAGATTGACCAACTGCATTTTTACCTTGCTTCGTGTATAGACCCGTTTGAGGATTATTAAACAGATCATCTGCATGGTCTTGGAGTTGCAATAGTGCATCTTGCGCCAGTGCAACATTGGCTCTTTGTTTTGCTTCTGCAAACAAACCAACATATTGCTCACCAACACGACCAATGCCAGCGCCAAAAGCATCAGGTGATGATTGAACAGAAAACCCATTATTTGGTAACTGCTCAGGCATAACCGTTCTATTATCGTATGTAGGAACCTTTGGCATGATTAAAATCCTTTTGGTGCTTTAGCAAATGTCTTACCCGCTTTCGCAGCACCTGAGCCACCACCACCGAACGGGCTCCATGTACCACCAGCCAACTGATACGCGCCATAAGCTTGAATAGGTGCTGTTAATAACGTTGTCATTGCACCCATATTGCCTGAGCGTCTTGCCATTTTTGCATTAAGGCGATCATTTTCAGCTTGCATACGATAGCCATACGCTTCACGAGAAGCGTTATTAACCATAGTTAACGCATCAAGCTCACCCATTGCGGCAGTATCACCCAAAATATCTAAAGCACCCGCAGTACTTAAATCAATGCCACTGGCTGACATTGTTGCCGCCTGTGTGCCGGCTAATTGGCGAGTACGTCTACGCTGTTCTTGTGCCTGAGCGTTGCCTTTATTAATTGCATCAAGTGCGGCATCTTCATTAATTTTGGCGTTTTGATTAGCCACTGATGCTTGAAATTTACCATCGGTATATTGTCCGTATGCTTGCAATGCAGAAGTACCAATCACTGCAGCCGCTAATGTTGTTGGTTCACACATTATTTAGCCCTCAATGTAAAACGATGGAAAGGTAACTGAAGTAAACCTGCTGGCTTTGCTTCTTCAATCTGAAACCCCAACCAATGGAGCCACGCCTTAGCAATATGATTACGTTCATCGACATAATTCATCAGTGTTTGGTATTGCCCTAACATCTGTTTTAAGATGGGTTTACAGCGCCGTAGAAAAGTTTTCTGATGTTGCTCTAATAAGTCAGTTCCCACTAACCAAGGAACACCTAAACCAGTAAGTAATGAGCCAGAAGCAACACCAAAAATAGTCACCACCTCATCATTAATAATGCCGGCATAGGCTTTAGTAGAAACAGATAAGCCATGTCGTAATACCTGTTCAGGTGTTTGCATTGACATAGCGTAGAACTCATCAACATCAGCTTGTCTTACATGTGGTAATAAACGAACAATATGTTCATGAGTAGCAGGAATAATTTGTACATGATGTTTTTTCATATCAGAAACCACCAGCATCAATACGCGGAATAACAGAGAGCACCGCTAACGGTAAAGGATCAACCTGTCTAATAAAGACACGTCCGTTTTTGCTCCAATCTGCATCTAAATTAATTTCAACAATGCCTGTGGCATCATCAACAGGATTGTCGTAAAACTCGAATTGACGTTGAGGATACTCATATAGCCGTTCTTTTTCAGTACCAGCCCAAATCCCCCGACTACTATTTACAATTAAACTTGCAACCTTAATAAGCTTCTTCTTATCAAGTAACGTTTCTTGCCCATTGATATGGATATCAAGTGTTTCTAATTCACTGGTAATAGGTAATCCGATATGTACTACGGCTGATGGCGTATCAATTTCCACTGCACCATTGGTGACAATAGCCTGCGGTGAAACATTAGCATCGGAAAGAATATTAACTGTCTTACCTTCAAGATGATTTAAACCAGCAAAGCGATAGCGGGCAATGCTCCATTCAGTAGTGGGCGTATTTTGTAATGCTGGTGGAATATTGCGATTAGCAGAAATAACCACTTGATTTGCAGATACATATTGAACAATCTTACAGCGAAGCTCTTTATGTTCATTATCTTCAAAATAAGGAATATTGACGGCACTACCAATATCAGAAGCACTAAAGACCGGATTGCCTGAAATCACTAATTGATAGTTTTCTTGATAGTTCCACTCACCCGCTCCACCAGTGATAGTTGCTGTTTGTGATATATCAGTATTTCTACCGTCATAACTTAAGCCAGAATCCACAAAGAAAGCATCTTCTGTACGAGTAAATAAACGGCTAGCCAATCGTTCTACATATCGAACCTGTTTGCCGTTTACTGTACGCTGAACAATAAAATAAGCTGAGTCTTCATTGCCTTCACTGATTGAACACGTTGACTCAAATTTCCCTTCTGTCGATTGTGGCGCCCATGCAAAAACTTGCTGTTCTCTTAAATAGGTTAAAGCCAGCATTAACCCATCGTCACGTATGCACCATGCAATAGAATATGGAACCGTAGTAAATGACCAATCAACAATACGGTGACGTTGAAATAGGTGATTTGCCAACATAGTTAAGTCAGTGCCTTGATACCCATCGACATCAAAGGAATACGATAAATCACGCACAGCACTGCCTTTCTCTTGTATATAAAGCGCAATGTTCGCAACAGAGATTGGCGGTAAATCACTTGAACCGTTAGCACCTTGTGATGACATTGAAAAACTGGAAGGTGTAAGTACTTTGTTCTGATCGCCTGTTATTTGATATTCACCGCCTGAGGTCAATGCCACCAGCGAACCGACATCAATCAAATGGCGAATTTCATTAACTTGACGACCTGCATACGTGTAGATAATGCGATCATCATCTTGAATAGGATTGTTGCGCCCAAAGTCTTTATAGTCACCGCTACGACTGGCCCATATCGTTTGTGGGTAGGCAAGAGAGCCAGCAAAGAATAAACGTTGTTGATAATAAACAACGGTGCTTGGATAACCATCAACATCATTCCACACTGCACGCGCCCATTTATGGCTTGCATTATCTTCACCAACGGCATTGGATGGAATATAAGAGATCACCTTTCCTGTGGCTGTTTTACTATCTTCACTTACAGTTTCAATTTTTACGATACCAAAACCACTATGCAGATATTCCCACTGGATCCCTGTATCACCACCCCAACCATCCCAGCTCATTCCTTCAGTATGAGACGGTCTTAGTGTTCCTGTTTTACCGCCACTATTGGCACGATAGTAGTTACTGTCAGCACGGCGTTGATCATTAAGGTTGGTTGTTTTATCTGTTTCCCATACAGGAACCGCATCAATATCACGTTGCTCTAAATAGAACTGCTTACCTATTTGCTCGGTACCAAAAATATCATGCGTAGACGTTAACGTAATTTGCCCCGTGCTTGCACTGGCATAAACTTTCATTGCCTTATCGGTATTGATATCTTCAAAGGGGCCATTCTTTGTTTCAACGAAGACTAACTTCCAATCATCATGATCGTAACGCTGTAACTCCATTGGTGGATAATCAGTATGAACAATCGTCATAACATCGGCTGATTGCGTATACTTCAAATCAAATAAATCAGCTTCTTTATAAGGTGTCGCTAATTCAAACACTTCGCCTTTATGTTCACCATCAGCATAGAGAACCTGCCCACCATCTTTGAACACACGAATATAACGATCACCAAACTCTAACACATAGGTTTGTACGGTGCTGAATTGGAAAGGAATAAGGCGAGACTTCTTATTTTGATACTTTATTTCAGCAATAAATCGTGTTCCTGGTCTATTCTCAACGCCACCATATTGACGAACAATAAAGTTATGGCACTTGCGCAGTGCAGTTGAATACTTCGCAAGATCAACACGCCCATATAGGCTTGGTGCAATTTCACCGCCTGAAAAACTAGGTTGAATAAGACTAAATGGCATTATGACAACCTCGCTTGTGTGAATTCATCAATATAATCAGTTGGCTCTGCTGACTCACTTAATGAATGTGCGGCCGCACTTTTAATAACACCTTGGTAAATTTGTAATGCCTCACCACCAATACCCGCATTTGATGCCAATGGACGAGCCAATTCAGCAGCTAAACGCCATGCAAGCGCATCTTTAAATAACGCATCAAACATATTGACGTCAGTAATACGTGCAACATATTCAAGCCATGCACTAGGGTGATCAGTAAAAATTAATCGACCAGTCCCGTTTTCATCTGAACCAACATGAAAATGGATTGCCATATCTGGTCTACGGTACTTTTGATGAGGTTCGACAATGCCAATAGCTTTTAGGCAATCATTAGGATAGCGATAGGCATAGGCCCAATTAGGTGGGGGATTATTTGTATTGGCTAATGCCACCTTTTTAGTCGCAAAGTTCCAAGGAAAATCAGCAAGCACACTATCACGGCATTGCGCATAATGAAGATTGCATTGAACAGCCTCTTTGCTGGCTTCGGTCATACTATTAATCGAACGGCTATTACCAATACGACTTAATGCAATATTACAAATCTCAATTTCAGAGGCCATTACTCACCCCCATCAAAAAGAACATCTGCCGTTGATTTTGTGTCGCCGGCATCTAGAGCCAGATCGGTTATTTGTAACTCTACATATACTGACTTTTTACCTTCACGTTCATTAATGGATTTAGACAATATTTTGGCAACAGCAGACAGCTCAATACTTTCACCAACATCAGGAATAGAAACGCCTAATTTTTCTATTGTGTCGTTTTCAAGTGAAATACGTAGCCCGTATGGATATTCTTCACGAGTTTCTTTTTCACCTTTGGCATTTTCATAAGTTTCGGTGCTGGTTTTTAGATTGGTTAGTTTCATTGGATATCTCTTGGCTCAAGTAGAAAATAAAAAAAGGGGCTTTCGCCCCCTTTATCATCGGGGGTCAAACCCCAAGTTCTTTCCGCTTTTCATCTATTGCGGTGCGCATTTTATCTGCGCCCATATTGTGATGAGGTGCTTTACCAAATAGCTGGGTATATTGCTCACGAAGCGCATCTAGGCTTGAATCAATCGCCACACCTGAACCGCTTACAGCAATATTACTTATGCCTTCACCAGTATTATCACCAGCCCCATCAGCCACGCTATGAGTATTAAGTCGAGCATCAGCGCCACCAATTAACGCTAAGTTATCGCCAGCTATACCGTCGTACTCAACCTCTTCACCGATTTCAAGTAGACGCCCAGCGATAAATGATTTTTTTAAAACCTTATATCGTGACATGTCACACCTTATTGAGTTACAGCATCGTAAATAGGATGAGCATCAACAGTTAGGTTGATACCCGCAGTGAACTTACCCGCTGTTAATGGCCCTTCTGCAACAACGTATTGCAGGCGTAAATACTTGAGAACACCCTGAGGCACTTTCGCCACAATACGTTTACCTGCATTTAAATCGGCAATTGGTATAGCAACAGATTCAAAGATAGATTTAGCATCAGAGAATTTATCGTCTGTCGCGGTTTCTAACTTAATTTGAACAGTCGCTTCACCTGCTGCTTTAGCCTGTTCAGTCACTTGTGCAAACAGCTCTAATGGCTCACCAATACCGATATCACGAAATGCACCATGCACTGGCGTTAAGTCGATAATTTGCTTACTTACAGCAGATGCAGTAACCGCCTGATCCAGTGAAAAAAGCGTTTCTTTATCTAAAATCATTTTGACTATCTCCAAATAAATGAAAGTTAGCGGAGCCGTTAAACGACACCGCAATAACTTATTTCACCTGATCTTCAGTCGTTAGAATGGTGTCAACTCGGCGAACAGGGATCTCATCAAATGTGACGACTTTCTTACCTGCCACTTCTGCCATAGAAATATTGACGTTTTTACTGTTTTTAATTTGGCGACGCATCCAGCTACGGATTTGTTGATTACAATAAATAGCTGGACGGCCTAATGATAAATTAGGAATTTTTTCAATTGCTTGGATCAATAAGTCAGGAAGGTCAAGGGCATCTGTCTTTTCTGGATCTTTACCAATTTTAGATAAATCAATATTGGCGATACGGACAACATAGCGCCAGTCACGCACCGTTAGTCCATTTTCCCATTTAAAATGGGTGCGATACCCCTGATATTTACCACCATTATCATCTTGTAACGTCACTTCACCTAAATGGTTTTGTTCTAAACCTACTTTAGAACCTTTAGGGAAAATACCATGAACCGTATTTTCACCCCATACTACTAACCAAATAGAAGTTAAGTTACTACCAGTACCACCAGCATCAATGATGTTGACCGCATTCTTCGCTTTCATATCGTTGAAACGTGCGGACAGCCCCGTAAACCGCTGAGGATGTACAGAGGTATCACCATAAATTAAAGTTTCCGCCATTTCCTGATTCATTGATTCAATAAATGCAAGAGATTCTGACAGTAAAAACTCATTTTTCTGACCATTTAGATCAGCCAGTTTTTTATCAACTTCAGAGTAAGTTTCCAGCATACCCGTTGTATCGGTTACTTGTGCTGTGGTTGATTTACTAGGCTGAACACCATAGTTAAGCAAGCGCCATGTTGCAGCTGGTAAGCCAGTACGAACGGTTGTACGGTGGCCTGTTGGCAAGTTGCCTTCAACAAAAACCATGTCATCTAATACTTCATTAGTTTGACTTAACAGCTCAACAATCTTCGCTTGCTTGCTGTCAGGGCCTTGTCGTTTAGCCCAATCAGCGAGAGTTAAAGCAGGCATGTTATTTCCTCTTTATTATCCAAATAAAACATCAGCAGCACTTTTACTGCCGTTACTGTTGCCAGTGACAAGACCGTCCTCTGACATTGCTTTGCCAACACCGGCAAAGATACGAATAAGCTCAGGATGGTTACCTAGTCCTGATTCTTCTAAATACTGTTTCAGTTCAGGTGAACCGAACTTATCCATTGCTTTTTGTGCCGCACCGATAGATTCAGCGGAACCAAGCTCTTTATCTGCTTTAACAGTTTCAGCCCATTGCTCTGTTTGTTTTTGCCAACCTTCAGCAAGTTGCTTATTAATCGCTGGCATGATTTTAGAGCCATAAACATCAACCAGTTTTTGCGCTTGTTCGTTGTTTAAATTCAGCTCACGAGCAATCGGCTCAAAGACTTCTAATGCACCTTTGTCAAGTTCTTGCCCTTCTTCTGGTGCTTTAAATTCATACTTTTCAGGCGCACCTACATCTGATTTATTGGCATCATTTTTCTTATCAGCCGGCTTGCCTTGCTCTCCACCATTCTCTTTTTCAGTGCTTTTAGTAGGATCATCACTGTTTGCTGGTGGCTCATTTTTATCTGTTGCTGATGTTTCTTGAGTAGGTTCCGTTGCTGTACCGCCACCGCCTTCACCTCCCTCGCCGTGTTGCTCGTTATACAAGCGACGCATGATTAATTTCTGCCATAAGTTCATGACTGTTTCTCCCATTCTTTAAATCTTGGTTAAACGCTTGGTGTAACTGCTTCATTTGCCATTTGCGCATAAAGCTCAGGGCAAACTTGGTGTAATTGATTGAAAACTTTTAACCCATAGTTACGCTCGCCCTCTCTAAATGCCATTGCATAGGGATCATTAGAAAAAGAGCTACGAAATACGCCAGAGTCAGAAATCAAACGCCAAATAACAGCACGCCCAGCTTCTGTGGACATAACCTCTTTTAGCTGTTGTTCTTCTTTCTCTTGCCTATTTTTTTGTTGAATATCGTATTCAGTGCGAGCAATTCTCTCGTCTTCATACGCATCGAATGGATGTGTCATTGAGCACCTCCACCCGCCATAGCGGACAAGGCACTATCATTATCAAGATTGGTATCACTGAGCGTTTTAGCACCATCAATAGCAGACTGCGCCATTTGCATCTGTGCCATTTGTTGTTGCTGTGCTTGTCGTTGTTGACGTATGGCTTGTACTTGCTCATTGGTTGCAACGATTGTTGGAGAGACACCAATAGCAGACGCATAATTATCAATAGCATCATCAGCATTGAGCTTATCGAGGGCTTCTGGTTTAACTCTTGCCAGATTGCCAACAAAGCCAGCAAAGCGTTCGATACTACCAACGCCAATTGCTTTCTGTGCCTGAGCCATTACAGAAATGTACTCAACCTTTAGATCCATTCCCTGCATTTCATCAGGCGCAACAGGTAGTAAATTTTTGTTTACCAATATTGAGAAAGTGCGATTAATCAACTTGTCGAGTAACTCAGAATCAAGGCGTTGCAGAACAGGCCCTAATTGCAATAGCTTCTCTTCACGCATTTCAACAACGGCTTCAATCGGCATAGAGCGCGTATTCACCATTTGCATCATGCGGAATAAATCGACAAAGTAAGCGGTATCAATTAGTTGGCGGGTATCTTGAACATCTTCAAGTAGTGCTTTCAATGCTACGGGTTGAACATCAAAAATCGTTTGAATTTTATTAGTAGGATTTGCCTCATCAAGATAGTTAATGCCTCCGGGTATTGTATTTACCCGTTGGTTTTTTAATGATGCAGGTACTTGTAAAGGCGGATTAGTCAGCTTATCAATCATCTGCGCTTTACGTTTTTGCATTAATTGAAGTGCTTTAGTACCACCTAACGCCACCATACCAGGGCAAGATGAACCGTAAACATCTTCACCATTCACTTCCCAACGTGGCGCCATGATAGGAAATTCATCATAGCCAGATCCACGTAACACTTTCTCGTGATCACCCGCCACTTCAAGATAAACGGATTTAAAAGGCTTATGCTTCGCCTCTAACTTTCCTGTTTGTCGTTCAAGGTTTGGATATACGGCATGAACCACTTCAACCCATTGGCTGTACTGGCTTGAATTCCACATTGATTTAACAGTATCGCTGACGCTATCAAGCCCGAACTCCATCACCAACTGGCGAACGGTCATCGTAAATTTACGATAGCAAACATCAACACTCAGGCTTGGGCTATTCGCAATGTAGTAACTGCCAAGAGGGAAATGAACGGTACGGATAATACGCTGGCTATCTTCAACAACCGCCATTGCAGCAGTGCCGAAAGTACCTAAATCACCATACATCAACGGTAATGACTGATAGAGATTAGAACGATTGAACACTTCGTTCATACGCTGTTCGGTGGTTTCTAGCCAAAGTTTTACAGGGCCATAATCCATTAAATCAGGATCAGGTGTCGCTAAACGAAACCAAGGACGAGCAGGACTTGTAATGCCTGACATCATGCCACTTGAAAGCACCGATGAAGCTAAAGACGCTGTAGGGTCAATGATCTTACTATTACGGCGATCACCTCGATTAACCTCAGATGCAGTAAAGCGCGTACTACGAGGACGAGTGAAATCTGACAATTCACGCCAATGCGGTTCAAATGAGCTACGCTCTGTTTCCAACTGATTAAATTGTTGCAGTAGCTGTTGTTTCAATGGCGTTGACATAGTCACCCCTTATTGACCAAGTAAGGTTTTACCGCTGGTGGATGCTGAACTTGTCGCACCCTGCGCACCTGTTAGTAACGTAGACTTACGACCTGCGGCTGCACGGCGACGACGCATTTCATCATCACGACTACCCGTTACTGCCGCATCTTGTTCTTGAGGTGCTGCCTGAACAGCAGGAGGAGTTGTAATTTTTGGAGTATTGCCAAATGGATTGCACATATCGACACACCTTTATAATTAACCAATATTGCATATTAAATTAATAATACATGTTATTTGACAATATTGAAAATTATAACTACCATTTTGGTTATGCAATGCCACTGCATTTTTTCTCGGTATTGTTACCACGACAGCGTGCTTTACCTTAGGACTGTTTGCCCTCTACTCCAGAGGGCTTTTTTTATGCGAATGGATCGTAATCTGAATTGCTAACATTAACGCCAGAATGAGGTGAGGAGTAATTTCTATCTATTTTGGTGACTGGATAGGCAAATGTAAGTGCTAGTGCATCACCTTTACCCGGTGAACGACCAAGACGTTTTTTAATTTCTGTTTTATCTTCTAGTACAATCTTGCCATCAATAACACGAACTTTGTATTCAGCACATGATAAATCATCTGCGGTTTCTTGATCGTCAAGCGCACCGCCTATTTTTAACCACGTCTTACCGCTGTTATACATTTCACCGCGTTTGTTTAGCATTTGTGGATCTGTTGATGCACCACCAAACTTAACTAAACGCCATACACGACCCCAACTTGTTCCAATGGAGTGAATACCAGTACCATAGCCAAAGTCGATATGAACAGCGTCAGCCTTGTATTGATCTTCAAAGTCAGCAATACGCTTTGCCATAACAACATCGTCAGTTGTTTTAAAGCCCGTCCACAAGCACTTACTGAATAAACCTTGGCGTAGATAAATCACCGCATCATCAATACCAGAATAGGCAGGGTCAACACCAATAATTACGGGCGCATGAGCAACTTCTGCCTGTGTGACAATGCGCTTCATGGCTTCATCCGTTAAACCTGTTGGGATAAACTGCAACTCTGATGCTGACGGGAACACACCACGAACACGGACTTTAAAGAAGTCGCTATCTTCGCCGTAGTCCTCTTCCCAATTTTTAATCTGCTCTTTGTTGCTACCTTCAACGGTACGGCTATCAATCTGCTTGGTGTTCCAACGATGTTTAAACTTACGAAAGCACTCACGAAAGCGCCCTGTATTACGGGTTGGGTTACCAAATGCTATCCAAATGATTTCGGTACCTTCATCCGTTAACGCCCCTTCTGCCACTTCCCATACCAGATCGGCAATGTTAGACGCTTCATCAAACACGAGGATAATACGCTTGCCTTTGTTGTGAAGCCCTGCGAATGCCTCCGTATTGTTCTCTGACCACGGTACCGCATCAGCACGCCAAGCATTAGCATGATTAGGATCGTTTGAGTAGATAGCTGTCTTAGTGCAAGTAAACCAATTATTAGTTAGTGATAGGCGTTGCCACTTCGCTATTTCTGGCCACGTTTTAGTGCGTAGCTGATTTTCGGTGTTAGCAGTGACGACTACCTTACAATCTTCGCAGGTATCCATACCCCACTTGATGATCATTGAAATAAATGCAGATTTACCGATACCGTGACCAGAAGCACGAGCAAGTAACAATGGCTGGTGGCGTGTCTTTGGATTACGCAGATGTTCACCGATTTCATTTAATGCTTCGGCTTGCCACTGACGAGGGCCATTGTATTCTTCAAGCTCTCCACCAGCTTCACCCCATGGAAATGCGTAATACGCATAACCTAATGGATCATGCGTAAATGATGCGATATCTTCAATGAGTTGTTCTTCTGGTGACTTCTGTAAAGCTTCTGACATTACTCAACGCTCCCTTGCTGAGCACGTTTACGAGCAGATGCCAACTTATCAGCCAATGATACATTTACATCGACCTGTACTCTGTCTCTAAAGGCATTGATATCAACATGCTTACCAATCAGTTCAAGCACCTTAATTTTATCCAGTAACTTTACTTTTTTAATACGTGTATCACCGTCAATATCGATGATATCGAATGCAGCAACACTTTTACGCCAAATAGGTGACCATTCAGATATTGGTTTAATATCGCCTTTCTCATTGAGAATATCGGCAATATCTGCATCAAGCATATCAACCAAACGCCTGAGTACATTGTCAGCACTCATTTTTGTTCGCTTATTGCGCTGTTGCATAAGTTGAGCGATACGTTCTTGAATACGGGGATCAGCCATTAGCTGTGATGCGCGTTTGCAAGCACTGCCAGACGCATATCCAGCAGAGATTGCAGCATCAGTTTGATTATCGGGGGATTTGATATATTCCTGACAGAAACGCTCCATCTTGTCGTTGATAGGCGTTGGCTGTCGTGCAGGTTTCTTTCTTGGTCTTTTGATAGTCATAATCATCACCTCTTTGGTTATTATGACTATCGAAAACTTAAACTTCAAATCATTAAATACTAAATTACCTTAAACGCGTATTTTCCAGCTTTACACCGCTACAATATTGATATAATTCATTTAATTTATCATATTCATAATCAATATGACTTGTGATATAAGAACCAAGTCCATCTAATAAAAAATTTTCTTTTTCATTTAATGAGTACTCTATCATACTTGTAACCATATGTTCTAATTCTGATACTGCATCACAAGCTAACTCAAGCTTCAAAAAAAGAGCATCATCTAATTTTGCAGCCGTCAATAAATTAGAATAAAAAGTTTTATTGTAAACCTTTGGAATAAGTCCCCCAGTAACGATTCTTTGGTTATTCTCATCAAGGAAAACACCTCGATATCTAAAGTTACTAACCTCGACCCTAAACCGATTTGCTTTTTCTTCAAGTAATGAACCATATTCTTTCATTCTGTGTATAGCATAATTATTTAATTCACATTCTCTTATAAATACTTTTTTTAATGCTTGTATTTCTCTATTTTTTTGTTCTAAAAGCATAGCTTCTTCAGATTTTTTCTGTTTTTTAAATGTCCATAAACTTACAAAAATAGCTGTAGCTGACGCCAGACTACCTCCAACTGTAAACCAATCAACAGCGTGAAAACTCATAATTACTCCAAATAATTTATTTTTTCATTATTCTACCTTCAACATCATTTCACGCCAGCCCTTTGTTACCCAACACTTAGCATCACCAGATAAACAGCATTGCTGAACGGGTAACTGCTCACCACAACGCTCACACTTGCGCTTAGATAGCTCCTCAGCTTGTCGTTTATACTCAGCATCATCTTTACGAATAAGCATCTGTATGTATTCAACAACATCATACGGTTCACGACCAGGCATACGCAGAACACAATTACGCCCTAACATCTCCAGCTCTTGATTATCCACCAGCAATTCAATCTTCGTTACGCCAAGTTCCTTTTGGCGTCTACGTTGTAATGCCTTACGTTCAGAGGGTGATTTAGCCATTGAATAGCATCCCCACAGCTACAGAGAACACGCACCAGAACACGGCGAATATTAAGTAAGTTTTTAGCATGCCTCTATCTCCGATTCGCTGAACCATTCACCATAATCAACATTATCAATACAGAAATATTTGTATGGTTCTTCGTTGATAATATCCACTGTAAGCACATCGCCCACACTAAACTTAGATATTCCATTGCTTGGATTTAAACGTTTAATTTTAGCTTTATCGCCAATCTTCATATTTACCTCTCGTGACATGTCACGATTGTTTGATTTGTTGAATAAGCCTAATAGCATCAATTTCTTGGCTCATAATTTCTTCCCAAACTCATTCAACGATTAATTAACTCAGTCACTAACTTAACGAATGGTAATAATTTCATGATTTTCTGTATTTTCAGGTAACGTTACCCCTATCTTTCCCTGCTCACCCCAAAGCTTTGACGCGCTGATATTCCACACCCTGCAATCTTCATCAAAGATGGCGTCCATAACAGCTTTAATCAGGTTATCAACATCAGGACGTTGCTGGTGGGGTTTACCATTCATCTCAATGCATTTCTTCTTGCTCCATGATTTAGGCATAGGGATAACAAACGTTAGGTGAGCACCGCTTTCTGGTAACGTAAAACAGTTAGCTCTCATCTCGTCACAAAAAGCGTGGTACTTAATGACAACGGGTCTTTTCTTCCATGCGTCACGTTGTGTCATACGTGGCTTTGGTACAGGATTGATATAATAAATTTGCTGTTTCATGCGCGTACCGCCACCAGCATTGCGTTCATACGGTTATGAATATCAGCAATCTTTCCATGCTGTAACGGTGGTAAGCTCTTTTTGACGTAGGTTAGTGAGCCTTTCTGACAGATAACATGCTTATCCGTAAGTTTTGCTGGCTTCTTGGTCATCAGTGATGATTCTTTTTTGATATCTAAATCACGTAGACGCTCCATGTAATCAGGCGCTAGCGTGTATACATAACCAATCTCGACTACCGCTTTGCGCTCAACAACCGCACATTCAACCAACTTGATCAACGCATAATTGGTTGTTGAGCGATTTTTCTTACCATCAAGCTCTGAGGCAATCTCGGTTATTTCGTTAACTGATAACGGTTTTTTCTTGTCATGTAATATTTCAACAACTAAATCCTGCATAAATTTCATATACGATAACCCTTAATAGATTAATCATTATGGTTAATATATCCAATTTGGTTATGTTTTCAAGTATAAAAAAACAGAGTTTTTAATTAAACTCATACCCACTTAAAACACTCTCAAATCGTCTATACGCTGTTTTCACTACTCAAACACCCAATCGCATACCTACAACAAATAAAACTCACCAGTGTTTATTACGCTAAGGATTTTGATATCCAATAAACCTTATGCCGATTTATGTTTACGTTTATCAGCATTTTCTAATAAATCCATCCATGCAGGTCTCGGTCTGGTTTTATCTTCAAGTCTTAACGTGGGTTTAGGTATTACCTCTCCTCGTTGTACTCGCTCAGACCACATACGGATCATTTTATTTAAACGCTTCTCAACCTCCGCTTCTGTCAGCCTAAGGTCATATACCTTTTGCCTAAGGTCAGTGAAGATCCAATACTGTACCGGATGTCTAAATGGGTACATCTCAGCACTATGGTAATTGCATCGTCTTGCTAGGTATTTATTGAAATCTCTCAGCATTTCATCAAATGGAATTCCAAAAGCATTAGTGTCTACCAGCTTGTCAGAAAGCATTGAAATGACATCAGATAACTCTGGTGGCCACGGATTACCATTGCTACAACGCTCAATGCAGAATTTAAATATCAAATCGAATTGATCGCTATTCAATCCGCTGAGTGCTCGTTTCCACATCAATGAGGGTTCCGTCCCGTTCTTGTTTGTCCATTTCTCCCCATAGAACTCCGTCATTTGTAGCCAAAGAGTCGAGATACTCTTGCCCATGTTTTTCTCTGATCTTATGTTCCACGAGTTGTACGGCTCTTGATTTGCCACTGTTTGGATCGAATTTAAATTCTGATTTGCCATTATTATTTACTCCAGTATTGCTGTTATTCGCTTTAGTACGTTGGAATTTAATACTTTTTGCCAATGCCATTTCCCATTGTTCGTGATGTTTAGCTTTCCCTTCAGCTTTCCAGTATGTAATAAACTCGGCAAGTTCAGTTGGTTTAACTGACTCTGTTAGTACATGCCCCCAAAAAGCAGATTTACGTAAAAAATCGCAATCAGGTTCCCATTCATCAAACATCACAAATTTACCGTCAACGCTAAAACCACCAGCAGGAACTCTGTCATTTAAAATTGCATTATCCACATCAGGCAAATTTCCTTCGCGCGCGTTACAGAGAGGATCTTTAATATCTTTATCTTTATCTTTATCTTGTTGTGACTCTTCGTGACATTCCGTGACATTATCGTGACAGTCACCTTTCTTTTGCTCTTCCTCTTTTAGCCTTTTTTCTCTTTCTCGTTGTTCTCTTTTTCTCTGAGTTGCTGATTTTGCTCCTGTTTCTGAATTTCCTAAATCTTCCTTTTTTGGTTGACGGCTCTCCCAACCTGTAATTTTTGAACCATCTAAAACACGCCCCTGCATGGCATTTAACACAGCTTCAATTTGCTCATCATCGACATCAAGTGCACTTGCTAAATCTTCAATCGTGACTGTCACGTGACCCCTTTGTGACACGTCGTGACATTTCGTGACATTTTGTGACGCATCAACAAGAAGATGAATATAAACAGCTTGCACTAAAGCGATTGGTTGCTTTGAAGCTCTTGAAATAGTTCTCCATTTTGGATCATTTGGCATGTCATGCCAGAGCCTAAGCCATCTATATGTTGACATAAATCACCTATCCGATATCTCAATGTTGCTTATTCCAGATATATCAATTGATGCAAGGTAACTGTTATTAATCAACTCGCAATAAGTTGTGTTTTCTGAATAGTTAAGTTGATGCCATAACTTCAACAGAGCCACCTCTTCAGGTGTTTCCGGCTCAATAATTATTGTCGCATTGTCATCTATATGAGCTTTCATGCTTGGACTCCCATCTCTCTAGCCTGTTTAAGAATGCTATTAACTTGCTTACGGTAGTTATCTGCATGTTTAGCCGCACATTCGACACAAACACCATTGCTTGTAAATCGCTCAGAAAGATGACCATGAACACATACTTTACCAGTATAAAAACGTGACAACCCTTTAGTTGCTGCTTCCTTTCTACTAATAATCTTCATACAAACACCTCTATATACAGTTATGTATGCAGTAAGATTATCTATTATTTCAAAATAGATCAACCCAAAAAGACTTATTGGTTATCAATAAAAAATTAAGGACCACCGAAGTGATCCTTATCAATAGACAGCCTTTTAATTATTATCGAATAAAGAAATTGATTAATTGCTCTCTGGTTGCATCTGCACCGAACTCAACACAAACATCATATAACTTATTGAGTTTACTTAATGAGGGCTTGCGTTTTGCATAGCGTAGCTGATGTGATAGATACAGTTGGCTATATCCCGTTCTTTGAGAGAACGCTTCTCTTTGCTTAATCGTTAAGCCATTCCAAAATTTTTTAAAGTCGAAAACTTTCATACATTCACCTAATTGATTAACCTGATTATGATGATAATCAATTTGGTACTTTACCAAAAGGGTTATTTATCTATTTAATACACCATAACTTAATCAAATTTGTATAAAGAATAGACACCAAAGGACTTGGAAATGAAAAGCATTGCTGAAATTAGAAAAGATAATCTGATTTATATTATTGAGCGTTATTACGAAGGTAAGCAAAAATTACTGGCTGATGCTCTTGGAGTAGCACCAAGCATGATCTCTCGTTACCTATCGCCAAAAGATTTAAAAAGTCACCGTGAACTAACTGACCCAATGTCACGTAAAATTGAATACGTAACAAAAATATCTAAATATTGGATGGATGTAGACCATCTAAAAATCGGCCACGTTGAGTCAGAAAATGAAGAATATATTCCAACAGAAATTGGAAAAATAATTTCAGATAATATTACGACATTCATGCTAAAAGACGGTATCAAATCAAGAGTGAAACTCGCCATTGATTCCGGGTTAGCTCAATCAACCGTAAATCGCATTATCAATTGTGAAGCCAGTGCAACTGCTGAGAGCATCGATGCAATAGCCAAAGCAATGGATCGCCAAGCATACGAACTACTAATTCCTAAAAATAACAAAAGCGATATCAATTACGATAGAAAGTTATATGCTAGATTACCTGCAAGCGAACAATCAGCAATTGAAAATTTTATTGAGTTTATTATCAATAAACACCATCCAAAAGACCTTGAGTCACCGGATAAATAGCTCTGAGCAATTACTAAGAAAGTAATATTTGCGCAGGAAACTTGGTGTGTTGAATGCAGTGATGATCAACTAACGCCCAGATATTCTGGGCTTTCTTCATAAAAAAATGAATAATTACATATCAATCATTACCAATGAATTAACTTAATTTAGTAGGTTTTTATATGAAAATTTTTCTAATAATTATTACTGCAATAATAATTTCTTTAATAATTTGGAAAAGAACACTGCAAAAAAAACAAAACCATCAACTAGAAACATTAAAAACCATCAACTTCTATTTAGAAAAATCTGGGTATGAGTTAACACCTTACGGTGCGGCAGTTTCCGTTTTATCATTAAATAGTGGTTATTCTATGGCTGAAACTTTTTCTCATGTATCAGTTATTGCCACAGCTCAAGCAATAAAAAACAACAAAAATGCAACTGTATTAGTTTTAATTCTCCAAAATTGCGTATCACTATCTAATGATATCAATATTTTTTATAATTCAGGGCAAATTGTAGAAAATATTTATAATAATGATATCAATGCAATGGCAAATTTAGTGGCATTAAATACCGATGTAGACTCATGGATTGATAATATTTTATTATCTGAGAAAATATCAAGCAAAGATATTGTAGCTGAATTAATCATACCAAATGACTTATTAGATTCCCCTGATGACAAGGATAGAAAAGTTTAGTACCTCTAAAGATTTATTCCGTTATCACCTACTCCTCAACTTGATTCAATAACGGTTAATAATAAAAATAACATTTTACACAAGTTAACCATTTTGGTAATTTACATTCCCTTATTTATGCGCCATAGTGATTATACATCAGCAAAATCTGATGTCGGGATTGGTCTCCTGATAACTACGAAGGCGCATACACCGCGCAAGCGGTTTTTTTGTATGCGAAATACAGCTACACCTATTCAATGGTGGGCTGTGCGGAGGCACCTCACGGTGCGCCGGTTCCCTTTGTAGCCGGTAAGACCAACTCCGTACAGTTCACCACCAGTCTGATTGGTCTCAGCTGTGGTGATTAACCTAACTACAAAGGTGATCTCCATGACAAGTTTAAGTATTTCTCCATCTAATTTACCCTCCATTGTTCATAACAATATGCCAGTTATTACTACTGAATTATTGGCTAATGTTTATGAAACAGATACCAAAAACATCCAAATGAACTACTCAAGAAATAACCAGCGATTTATTGCTGGTAAACATTTCTTTAAACTCACAGGTTCTATTTTAAAGGATTTTAAAAACAGACCCACTAATTGTTGGTCTGTTGCAAAGCAAGCTCGTAGCTTAATTCTATGGACAGAACGTGGTGCTGCACGCCATGCTAAAATGTTAGATACCGATCGTGCATGGGATGTATTCGAAATTTTAGAAGATAACTATTTCACTAAACATAAACCTAATACTCGTATCGGTAACTCATTACCAAACAACGCATCAACAGAAGAATTACTAGCACTTGTCGATCAACTGCAACGCACCATCCATGAGGGTGAATTTATCCCTGCGGGACAAGTTGCCAAAGAATATAGCTTTCCTCGCACTCGCAAAAATCGTATCGAATTACTTGATGATTTTATGCACAATCAAAAGGAAGATGTTTTATACAATCTTCTCACCTACCTAAAAAAAGACGGTCACAACGTTGATGAAGCAGAAAGAACATTACGTTGGGTTCGTGAATCACTATTAGAAATGACTCAAACTATCAAAGATATACAGTTACATAGTCAATATATTGAGCATCGATTAAAAGGATTCTAATGCCTTCTTAGGCACCAGTTCATTCTGGTGCCTTTTTGACCTTGCTCACAAATTCATATCCATTTTGGTAAATTATTTATTTTTATCGGTTGACATTGGTTAATTTGTGGTTATGATTAAAAACAAAGATTAACCAATTAGGTTAATAGCTCTTTAACAATATGGATAAAAGAGACTGATTTTTTAATGCGCTCAGACATAACCAATTTGGTGATTAGTCATGATCTTTTATATCAAAGACGGTAAGCATGTATTTACCTTATCTGGCTTAAATGAGTCACAGTCATTTGACAATTTTAAAGCCGGTATTGAGTGGGCTTATGTAAGAAAGCTCGCATTACAAACAGAACAATTAGTAGGTAAACAAAATGTCAGACACTAAGCACTTGAATGTGTTGATTGCAAAAGCTCTTTTACTTAACCAAGATATTACTGATAGCGAACAAGTAGATGCGCTAACAGCTCATATCAATGGTGATATTGAAAAAGAAGAGTTTAAGCAATATGACCACTTTATTAATATCACGCTACTTGCACTTTCATTGGCTCCTAATATCAGCAGTGAACTCAGTGAGGAGCAAATTGTTAACGCTATTATGTCATTTATTGATAACCCTGATATGCGTAGCGTTCGTCATAGAGTTAATCACTTTAACTCATTAATAAATCCAAAAACCACCTCAATTGAGGTAGAAAAAAAGGAAGCACCTCAGGAAGAGGTGATTTTTCACGCCAACAAAGATAACCAAAACGGTCAATACAAGGAGGCGGAAGATAATCCAAAGGAAGAAAATGACCAACCTGCTTATTTTGAACCTGGTCGTTATCCCGATATTCCTAACGAGGTGTATCACAGTTCAAACGGTATCAGTAGTTCAATGCTAAAAGATGCTCGTATTAGTTTGATGTATTACGAATTACGCCATGTAACAAAAGTTATTGAGCGTGAAAATAAGAGTTGTTTCGACTTAGGTAGCGCATTCCACACGTTAACAATGGAACCTGAAAAGTTTGATGCTGAATTCAGTGTTAAGCCAATTATTCCAGAAGGTGCCTTTACAACAACGGAAACAATGAAGTCATGGATTGACGAATACAACAATAAGTTGCCTAAGAAGATCTCACAAGATGAGTTAAAAGCAATTATTGAAGAACATAATGCCACTCTGACACCGCAACTTTCCACCAGCGGAAAAGCCGAAGAGCTAGGTCAGATATACATGCAGTTGCCCGATGAATTTAAAACCATCCCTGAAGATGGGAAATTTACTGGTGCAGCAATGAAAGCCTGTATCAAAGCCTATAACGATACTTTGCCAACACCATTGAAAACCTCAGGTAATACAGATGCATTGCTTGAGCAGATATACCACCACATCAATCCTGAATTATATTTGGCAGAAACAAATAAACCTGAGCCACTTAGAAAACCCGTCAAAAAAGATGACCTCATGCAGGTTATTAAAGAAGTGAACCCTGATGCTGTATTTGAAGATGAAATCATTAGCCAATGGCTTAGTGACGATTCAAAAATTCATGTTCAAACCGTTGACTACGAAATGGCAAATAACATGCGTAACGCAGTTATGAACCACAAAGAAGCATCCAGTTTATTAAACCACCCTAACCGCGTATCAGAAGTGAGTTACTACGGTATTGATGAAGATACTGGCCTTGAAATTCGTGTTCGTCCTGATATCGAAATTCAAACAGAAAATAACCGATTAGGTTTTGACCTCAAATCAGTAGCACTTGGTCGATTTAAACAAGATGCCATTGAAGCCATGATCCGCAGAGAAATCATTAATCGCGATTATCACATCAGTGCAGCTATGTATTGTGATGTGGCAATGCTTGACCAGTTCTTCTGGATATTCGTTAACAAAGACGAGCATTACCACTGGGTCGCTATCATTGAAGCCTCTCCTGAATTACTTGAATTAGGTCGTGCAGAGTACAAAAAGACACTGCGTGATATCCGTGAAGCTATGGATACAGGATATTGGTCAGCGCCTATCACCACTACTCTCACTATCGGTATCACTGACTTTGAGCAGAGAAAGTTAGAAGAACTGCAAAACGAAGTCGCTTAATAAAACTGCGCTTGAACAATCAGGCGCACGCTTGGAGTAAATATTATGTCAGAAGTAGCAACTCTCGAAAGAAACCAATCAGTAATGAATAACACATCATTACTTTTTAATCCTGAATCATTAGACCGCATTGTCAAATTTGCTGAGCTAATGGCATCAGGTACAGCAACGGTGCCAAGACATCTGCAAGGTAAACCATCTGATTGTCTTGCTATCACAATGCAGTCTGCACGCTGGGGAATGGATCCTTTCGTTGTCGGTCAAAAAACACATGTCATCAATGGTGTGCTTGGTTATGAAGCCCAATTAGTAAATGCAGTTATTACCAGTTCAAATGCTGTTGTAGGTCGATTTCATTACAAATACGGTGGCGACTGGGAAAAGATTGTAGGCATGAAAGATAAACGTGATGAATCGGGTTTATTTATTGAAGTCGGTGCAATTTTAAGAGGTGAAGAAGAAATTACATGGGGTGAGCCTGTTTACCTTGCTGATGTACAAACGAGAAACTCACCACTTTGGAAAACAATGCCTAAGCAACAAATCGCGTATCTCGCTGTAAAATACTGGGCACGTCTTTATTGTCCGGAAGTTATTTTGGGTGTGTATACGCCAGAAGAACTTGAAGATCGTCCGATTAAAGACATCACCCCACCGAAAGAACGTGTAAGCATTGATGAAATCACCACTCAGCAACAGCCAATCAATACTGAACCGGTAAAAGAAACTCAAGGTGAGTTTATACCTAAGTTCGATGCTGACGCATTTAGATTAGCTATTGATGATGTTCAAACTGTCGAAGAAGCTAAAAATATTCGTGCAGAAATTGAGAACTTAAAAAATGAAATGGGGATCAACCTATTTACTGAATTAAAAAATAAAGCAGTACAGGCATACCACCGCATTGATGCACGTAATGCTCTAGAAGCTTCTATTAACTCACTTCCTGAATCTGGCTCACCTGAAGCTACCGAAGCATTTGAAAAAGTAGACAAGCTACTTAAATCAAGCAAAAGAAAACTTGGTGATGAGTTATACGAATCTTTCTCTATCACACTTAATGATATGCGCCCTGAATACCAGTGTTCCTATTTAAAGCGGAGCGATACAGCTCCGCAAGGAGTTTAAATATGAATATTAAATTACCTACCAACCCTATCCGTATGCCTGCTGTTTTAAAGCTAACAGGACTTTCTCGCTCAACTATTCGCACCTTAGAGAAGAAAGGTGATTTTCCAAAGCGTATGTATTTGTCGGTGCGGTGTGTTGCTTGGGAAGCTGAAGAAGTTGATGAATGGTTGAAAAAACGTTCTCAATCAAGAGAAACACCTAAGTGTTACACCGAACGTAAGCGTAATGAAGCTGGGCAGTTTGTGAGTAATTGCTAGGGTATTGTGGGGTGGAATAATCACATGGATGTGAGTATGATTTCTGCTTTAATTAATTAGGGTGGAGTTATGTCCAAAGAGTGCGTTTCATCAAAAAAAATAGAGAATTTAGTTATATTCATTCTAAGATCTGGATTTATATTTCATGTGTTTTTTTTAGTTATTTCTTTGCTCATGATATATGAAGTAATATCAGAAAAAGAAGGATCTATATCACTATCATCATTACTTAATATTATATCCTCACTTGGTGTGTTTGCAACGATATGGGTTTACACAAAACAAAAAAAAGAGTCTGATATTAAAAGCAAAAAGTTAATAAAAATTAAAGAAAAGTCAATAAAAAAACTATATAAACAAGAGTTAGATAAGGTAATTGATATTCATGATGAATTTTCTTCAATCTTAGATTATTTGAAAAATAACAAAAAAAAAGAGTATGTGATTATTTATGAATTTTCATCATGCTACTGTATAAACTTTATAGATGAAAATGAAGAAACTACAACAATATTAGTACAAAAAAGAAGTGATAAAATTTTAAATGGAATATTGATAGGCTCAACAGATATCAGCGAAGTATTATATGAAGATATATTTTCTTGTTTAAATGCACTTATAAACATTAGTCATGTAATGAATGCTTTTTTTAGCATGGCAGTTCGCATGAATAAGAATAAAGAAAATATTAATGATAAAGATATGGCTATTTGTGATAAGACCTTTATTACTCAGTACTTCTTAGGAAGTGGTACAGATGATACGCATTCTCATCTTAATATAATAAATAGTGGTGATACTCTTAAAGATATCGCCAATAGATATGAATCCTCTTAATTATAAATAAACTAAATATCATAACCCTGTATTACTCATGCTAATACAGGGTTCTGCTGTGCCTGTAACGGAAGATATATATACGCAATCGGAATGCAATAAACGTGCTGAATATTTAATGTCAGTGAGGAATGTTGAAATTTTTTGTGGCGAGGTGATGAGATATGAATAAACGAAAGCAATTACTTAATCGTATTAATTGGGATGCTCAAGATGTTGGAATGATAAGACTTAGAAATGAGGATATAGGAAATAAATTTCAAGTTCGATGCACTGCATTATGGAAAGAATTATTAAATACTGACAATCCAAATACTGAATTAATTAATCGATTAACTGCATTCCACAATGATGTTGAATTATTAGCCAAGCAAACAGGGTTATATAATGAATAAATACACCGAACTATCTGATTTCGAGATTAATTTATTAGTAGCGCAATTTGTTTTACCTGAAACGCAATACGATGTAATTAAGCAAACAATGGATATTATCCAATTCCTTGTTGATGGCTCGTTTGGTTATCGTTTTTTCGACCCTTGCAATAACCCTACTGACGCAATACCGATTATTATTGAGAATAAAATTAGCTTACTTGCTGGTGATGGCAATTTCTGGTGCGCTAGATATGGAGAGTGGAATATACTTCCTTGTCCATCTGGTATTGAGTTTATAGAAAAAGCGCAAGTTATAAACGATAGCCCATATCGCGCAGCTATGGAATTATTCTTAATGATGAAGGATACGGAGAATGAAAAAATACGACCTTATCTATAGTGATCCTCCGTGGGATTACAAAAATAAAGTTTCAAACGGTGCTGCTAAAAATCATTATCCAACAACTTCCCTCTTCAATTTAACCCATATCCCTATCCATTCTATTGCATCTGATAACGCAGTTCTTGCCATGTGGTATACAGGTAATTTTGTACTCGAGGCTATTAAATTAGCCGAAGCATGGGGATTTAAAGTCCGCACAATGAAAGCTTTTACATGGGTTAAGTTTAACCATTTGGCATGGCAACGAATTGATAAGGCTATTCAAAACAGTGAGTTATTTGATTATTACGACCTGTTTGAACTATTAGATGCTGAAACAAAAATGAATGGGGGGAACTACACCAGAGCCAATAGTGAAGATGTTTTAATCGCTACTCGAGGCAATGGATTACAGCGCATTAATGCTAGCGTTAAACAAATCGTATTTAGTTGTTTAGGTGAACATAGCGAAAAACCATGGGAAGTAAAAAACCGTCTTGAACAATTGTACGGTGATGTAAATCGCATTGAGCTATTTGCTCGTGACATGTCACAAGGTTGGGATGCATGGGGTGATCAATGCTCTAACAACAGTATCGAACTTATCAACTCTCATTTTATTTGTAAGGAATAAATATGCCTGATATCGCAGATGATGCTAATGATTTAACAGCCCTACAAATCAACACCGCATTAGCAAACAGAGAACCACCAGCAAAAAGCTTAACGGGGTTTTGTATCTGGTGTCGTGAAGAGCCTGTAACAGAGAACAGCGCTTACTGTTCTAAAGAGTGTGGTGATGATCATGCTCAGTACAAAAGGAAAAACGGCTAATGATTATTTTACTTGCTTTGTATCTCTGGGTTGCAGGGTATCTATTTTCAGAGTCAAAATATGAAAATGATAATGTAAAAGATGTGATAGCCAGACTGTTTTACTCAACAATCTGGCTTATCGTTGGTACACTTTATCTATCGTCACTACTTGCTTATAAAACACTTGGTGAAGAATGACAGAGCGTTAATCTTTCTCTTTTATCCATTCATCAACCATATCTGCCCACTCTTGTAACATCTTCCTGCGCTGTTCAGCATATTCAGCCTTGTTGTAAACGGCTCTAACGCCATTTTGAACGTGCGCTAAGCATTTCTCTATCCAATCTGAGTTATAACCTGCTTCATGCAATAGCGTGCTGGCTGTGCGTCGTAAATCGTGAACAGTTAGTGGATCAAACTCAATTCCTTTACTATTAATTCGCTTTACGGTGCCATCAATCACGTTATTCAATGCAGCATTAGAAAGTGGCTTTTTAATATCATATCGACCAGGCATTAAGTAATTGCTTCCCATCGCACAAACTTTCATACCGGTTAAGATATCCATTGCTTGGTCAGAGAGATAAATAACATGCTCTTTTCTCCCCTTCATTCGCCCTTTAGGGATCACCCATTGCCTATTTTTAAAGTCTATTTCATCCCATGTAGCGTGAATAAACTCAGACTTTCTTACTAGCGTTAGCAATACAAACTTAACGGCCAATTTTAAGGTTGGATAACAACTATAGTTTTCTAGTTCACGAAATAAGATACCGATTTCTTTCGGTGACATTGCACGTTCACGATCAACGAACGTAGCTATTGAAGATGCCTTTATAGAACTTGCTGGATTAGTTACTTCACAGCCTCGGTCAATTGCATAGGTGAATACAGAGCCAACAATTTCACGTACCTGAAGTGCGGTAGACCGACCACCTCTATCTTTTATCTTTTCACATAGCGATCTTAAGAGTGGCGTTGTTATCTCATAAAGCTGCAATTTACCTAATATAGGCTCGATTTCCCTTTCTATTATTGCCTCTTTCATTGCCCTTGTAGAATCAGCATATTGAGCGTCACCCAAGTATCTACGAACATATTCGTTAAATACCGTCGCATTCTTTTTACTTTCAATACCGTCACGCTTCTTTGAAGCTGGCGACATACCTATGTTTAGCATCCTTTTGGCTTCAATTAATTCTGCTCTTGCTTCTGCAAGCGTGATACCGTCAGCACTGTATCGACCAAAAGTAACCGTTTCTCTCCTTCCATTAAAACGATAATCATATCTAAATGAAATAACACCACTTTTTGTCACTGCAACGTATAAACCATCTCGATCAGACACTTTATAAAGCTTGTCTTGTGGCTTTAAACTTCTTAGTTTTGTATCGGTCAGCAT